CAAGCCTTGTCCTTGCTGTTGATGCAAGAAACATGAATGACATCCTTTAAACCAAAGCGTTTACAGTTCTGACACTTGGCATCAGGCTCTTTTGGTAGACAACCAATCAGTTTAAACACGCTCATCTCACTCCCCTTGGTTTCTCTGGTGGAGGAGGAAGCATCTTCTCTGAGGGTGGAGTCCATCCATGCTTTCTCCACAGCGTTTGAACGTCTGATCCTGATTCCCACTTAAAGTCTTTCATGGGCATAGATGGATAGCTGATCTTGGAATGCGGTGGAAGTATCATTTGATTACCCTCATAACACGTTGATTTCTGCCTGATTTACCAGCTTTTGTCCCAATAATCTCAATAAATCCCTTATCCAACAAAGCACGATAACGGGCTGTTATTGAGGAATATGGGTAGTTTGGATACATCTCTAGTATCTGGTCTGATATACACCCGTCTGGAAAGCCTTTAATGGCCTCATAGACCATGTTCTCCATCTTGGCGCTATCTACCCCTTGGGCGGCTTGATGGCTCGTTACAGGGTCTTCTTTGCGTACCAACTTAAATGCTGGTGTACCAAAGAATCTATCAATTGATTGCTTCATATTATCAAAAATCATCATTAACTCCTATTAAGTTGGTGGGCAGTACTAACATTCGTCCGACATTGCTGTCTGCTTTCCTGCCCGTAATTGGTGAGGCTACTCGCTGCGTCTGTAATTGCAAAACGGGACGGAGTTGCACCGCGACCTGACACCCGTACAGCATCCGCTTTCGCCTCGTAATCCTAGAAGGGCATTTCGTCTGAATCAAAGTTGGTGGCCTTAGATCGTTCTGAGGGCTTCGCTTTGTACTCTTCCTTGGGTGATACTGCTAGACCCATGAATTTCCCTGATTTGCCTTCTTTTACCCAAGCTGATAACCAGTAGTCTTTGCCATCTACAGTTATATTTCCCTTATAGTGAGGGTGTTTATCAGATTCTTTTTTGTCATTAGAAAAAAGGACTCCTGAATTGTCCCGAACATTACGATTATTTTCCATTTAAAACTCCTTTGTAAGCAGAAAATCTGCCATGTATTAACTCTGTTGCTTCGATAGCAACAAGACCTGCTAACTCTAAATCTTCATACATACCAAAACGCAATTGTTTATAGTTTTTGCAAACTTCAACTTGCCATTTTTTGCAGTGTTCAACCCATTTAACTCCTTTATATCCAGATTTGTTTGTTGATCTAATCTTCTGATTGCGGCAATTTTCCTCTTTGGTCGCCGCCCTCAAATTCTCTATTCTGTTGTTTCTTTTGTTGCCATCAATGTGATCAACAAACTCAGGCAAATAGCCGTGGTGGTAAAGAAAAACAAGGCGATGCGCTTTAAATGCTTTGGCTTTTATCTTCACATGGATATAGCCAGTTCCTTTGTGAAGACAACCAGCAATCTGACCAACTTCTCCTAATCGTCCAGTTTTCCTAATAAGATTTCCATCTTGATAGTCAAATGCTGACAAAACATAGTCGTGGCTAATTGCTAGGTTTTCCATCACATTTCCTTTGCTTTCTTTAACGCTGTACGCACTTTACTTGGTAGGAGTGTCCACAAGGCGATCTTTTGTTGATCGTCTAGGTTCTCTCCCTCTAACTTCTCCCAAGCTGACTTGGGATCACCTTGCTCACACATCGCAATCAGATCGACTGCCATCTCTTGCAAGTACTGTAATTCCTCTGGAGGAATGTTGTCTGTTGCACCCTGAGTAGGGGTGATAACCACTGATTTACCCTCTTCTGGGAGATCCTCACCAGCGTAAATGTAGAGTCCCAAGCCATGCAAGCTCAGAGCCTTGGTCATACAGCGCATGATGGCAGTATTTACCGCAAAAGCATCTGGGTTAGGGATGGGTTTGTTTCGGTAGTCCATCACTGGTAATTGGCAGGTCATTGGCTTGTTAAACATGGTTACTGTCACCCAGACCATGCCTGTGCCGTTAATGTCCATGTAGCACTTGCCATCGAACATCTCTACCTTGAAAGTAGCAGTAGGATCGGCTTTGAGAGCTTCTGCCCATGCCCAAGCCCATGACAGATAAGTAAGGTTGTTCTTCTTTTCTGTGTGAGCATTCACATCTCTTTTAAGTAACGCTTCTATTGACATATTCACTCCAGATATGTATTTAACTCTTGATCAATGATTTGTGTTTGTTGGTCAAGGTCTAAATCCTTGAACTCGATAAAGTCTGCTTCTTGGCAGCAAACTATTCTGTTTCCCTTAATTGTCAGGCAATAAGGACAGTATTGAATGTCAGAAAACTCTTCCAAATAGGTCTGAAATAGTGTTTTCATGTGAGACTATCGAAAGCCATTTCCCAGAGAACATCACCTGCAACATCGGTGAGCTTGTTTAACTCATCCTCTGTCAATGGTGTTCCATCTTCATAGCATCCACCTGAGAAGTAAGCATCACAGAAGTCTGGATAATCTCTGCTGTCTACCCCATCTATCTCTAGGTCTATGACCTTTTTTCCATTAAGTATTGGCATCATTTGCCCCTTGCTTCAAGCATGAAGTCAGCCATTTGATAAGCATTAGCCGCAACAACAAAGTCATCACAGTCTTCTAGCTTGTGGTTCGTAATGATTGCTTGCATAGCCTTAGCCGCAAAGTAATCACGCAAGGTCATTCCTTCTGTGTGTCGGTACTGCGAACCCGATATTGGAAACGCTGATTGCTTCATATTCACTCCTGTTAAACGTGGACTACTATTTGCCCACACCGCTAATGTGCCACAGGTTTTACAACTATTTAATAGGGGTTTTCCCTACTTACGCAAAGTTTTTTCTATGCTAATCTGAAAAGACTTGTCCTATTAGTAAATAGTCCTTCTACCTACTTCCTTCTTCTTATGCACGTTGAAATACTTGAACAAAGATGCGCTGAAGCCTTGCTTGGGTACTCTCAAACAATGGCAGATGCTTATACAACCGAACCAGAGGACTTACACGCCTCTATGACTGCCTTGCTTGCTAGAACGCTAGAACTACATCTAAACCGAAAAATCAATTTGGAGAACCTTTTCAAATGACTCAAGCCATGATCATTAAAGCTCTACAGAATGGGCCACTTACTTCACAAGAAGTCTGTGATTTAACAGGGATGCCTAAATCCTCTGTATTGTCTACAGCTAAGAAGTTAAGATACAAAGGTGAGCTAACGACAGAAGAGGTCAAAGTAGGTCGCTACAGAGTGGCTAAGTACACGCTTGCTGACCACTTAATTGAGAGCAAGCCAAAAGACGAAGCCCGCTGCTTGCTAAACCCTTTTGACATCAGAAACGCCAAGGGTATCTTCAGTAAATCAGAGTATGCGGTGATGAATGCACAAGCTAAAAGATTGCTTGGCAGACCAAAACCTGTGAAAGAGATTACCAACAATCAATTCATTTGATACAATGTTTTGAAACACGGCTAGATGCGAAGTCATGAGCGCATTGAAAAGAGAAGTCTCCCCTCCTGCCGCAGTTTCTTTTAGGGAGAATTGGAACATGAGACAGCTATGCACTACTACAAGTTCAATATTGCCGACTATCGGAAAGATACAGGCCATCTATCAACAATTGAACATGGCATTTATCGCCAGTTGATTGATTGGTATTACCTTGATGAACAACCAATTCCAGATGAAACCCAAGTGGTTATTAGGCGGTTACGTCTGGGTTCTGACGAGGTTAAATTTCTTGAAAATGTTTTGTCAGATTTCTTTGTTTTGGGCAAAACAGGATACAAGCACAAACGAATCGAAGTTGAAATCAAAGATTATCAAGAGCAAGCCGAGAAAAACAAGAACAATGGGAAGCTAGGCGGTAGGCCAAAGAAAACCCAGTCGGTTATTTCTGGGTTGCCAGATCAAAGCCAAAATAACCCTAACCAAGAACCAATAACCAATAACCATAAACCAAAGAGAGAGAGCGCAACTAGCGTTGCTTGCCCTCCCGATGTTCGTGATCAAGTTTGGAATGATTGGGTTGCTTTACGCAAAAGTAAGAAAGCGCCAATTACTGAAACAGTTGTTGAGGGCGCAAGAAAAGAGGCTTTCAAACTTAATTGGCCTTTAGATAAATTTTTGGTTGAGTGGTGTACTCGTGGAAGCCAAGGTCTAAAAGCTGATTGGGTAAAAGAGAAGCAATCTGTTTCTGAACAACGTCAAAACACAATGGCTCAGTTAACCAGAGGTGCGTCTGTACCAAAACAACCATTCTGGGCTAAACCTGAAACTATCGTATTGGAGGCAGAAGATGTGGAACGAAAAAGACTTTTGTGATGCCGACTCAGGCTTTGATTACATCTTTGGAATGATGAACGCTATTTATGGCGCAAAGTTCATTAACCATTGGCAAGATGTAGACCCCATGTTGGTGAGGGAGACTTGGAAAAAGTATCTCGGTCGATTCCTGACATACAAACCAAGCCTTGATTTTGCTCTTGAAAAACTAGGAAAAGACTTTCCACCGAGCGCCATTGCTTTCCGAGACTTATGCAATCAAGGGCCTGAAATCCCTGTTAAACAAGTTTTGCAGATTGAGAAGCAATCTACCGAGGCAGAAAGACAAGCAGCGTTAGAGGCTAAAGAGAAGGCCAAGAAGTGGCTTGAGAAACATAAGTGGAGTAAAAATGTCCCACTATGACGCAATGAAACTGTTAGACAAGGTTAAGGATGGAGTCCCTTTTCCTCTTCACTTGATAAACAAAGCCTTAGAGCTTACTGGCGACCTAGAGTAAACACCTATGGCTTATTCGAGAAAGACAATATCCAATGAGGGCGACAGAGTGATCCTAGAGCAAGCAGAGGCTAGGGAACTCTATCGCAATTGGGAGTCATCAAAGAATCGTGATCTCATTCGTGCCAGACTTGAAAGAGCCGAAAGAATATATGGCACTGGTGCTAGAGACAGAATCCGAGAATATATGAACAGAATCAAAGATGGGACATTGCTATGAGCTTCATGGTCACTTTTAAAGTAGATGCTGACCCTGTTGGCAAACAAAGAGCAAGGTATGCCAAACGTGGCAATTACGTTATGGCTTACACCCCTGACAAAACAAGAAACTATGAGTCTTTAATCAAAGAAGCCGCAATAGAAGCAATGGGAACTAGCGAACCATTGGAAACCCCTGTAACGCTGTATTTGTACATCAGAGCGCCAATCCCTAAGTCTTTGCCTAAAAAGCGCATAGAAGCCTGTTTAAACGGCTTAGAGAAGCCAATTAAGAAGCCAGACGCATCCAATGTGCTTAAAAGTGTAGAAGACGCTATGAATGGAGTGGTTTACAAAGATGATTCTCAGATTGTGAATATCCATGTTTCCAAGGTTTATTCAAGTGTTTCAGGAGTAGATGTTTGCATAAAAGAATGCTTGGATTAGGGTAAGTCCCAATAGAAAACCTTGCAAAACAGGAATAACATTTAATTTTTAACAGGAGTGAATGATGGAAAAAACTTGGGAATTTGACACAACCACAGGCGAAGGCAGTGAGATCGTCACAGTAGTTTACGAGTATGAGAACGATGGTGAGACTACCTATAACGAGTCAATCAAAGAAGTTTGGTTTGAGGGCAGAAACGTCATAGGGCTATTCTCTGACGAACACTTCAAAGAACTAGAGATGGAAGCGGCTATGCGTTTCCAACACCACAAGCTGAACTACAAGCACGAATGAGAAAGCGAACTAAACGCAAAGTCTGGGCATTGATTGACCCACTTACTCACGCAATAGTAGGTGCGTCAATCACCCACAGAGACAAGCTAGACAAGCTCAGAATGATGGAATATTCAGCCCTAGAAGCAATGACCAAGGGACAAGGAACAGTAACCGATTGGAGAACCCTTGTTGACGTTTTAAACTTAAGTGAAACGATGGCAAGGCACAACATCGGAAAAGATGAAGTGATGCCTGTTTGCCAAAAAGCACAAGATGCTCTCCACCAAGCCGCAGAACGCTATCAAAAGACATTGAGCATGGGTTTGTCAGGACAAGGCATCCAAGCAGTTAGAGATCTCCTTGAATATGCAGACCTTCAGCAATCAAGCATACCAAGGTCAGAATTTGAGAAGTACATCCAAAAGACCAAAGACTACATCAGATCAAACGGC